TGAGTAAAGCGGATTTTAAACGAAAGTTAAAAACCCTTACCGTCAGAATGCCCAGAGACGTTACGTCTCCCAGCCTTCCTTCGGCAACAGTTCGGGAATACCGGCACAATGTGTCGTATTCCCGGAAATCAAAGGTCTCGATCTTGAGAACCTTTGCTAGTTGCTTTGGGTTGTTTAAATTAACAACTCGTCGGCGACTAGATGACGTGCTATCGAGGATAGCAAACCACTTGAATCAAGTGGACGTCAATCTAACACTACAGGAGTTAAAGTTATTCTTTAACTCTTGCAGGGCACGCAGTGTCGGTACACGTCGTTCCGAGGACGTATACAGACGTTGGTGCAAGATCTTGGGGGCTTGGTCGCCCTCAAGACGTTGGGAACATGCCCAGTTATCGATGTGTTCCCGGGCTTTACCGCCGCCACCTGACCAGGGGGTTCAGGAGGCTTTGGAGAAGCACCGGGACACACTCGCTACTGAGTTTGTCACCAACTCGTTTGTACTTGAACAAGTCAAGTACAACGCGGCAGAGTTTGTTCGTAGGTGGTTTCCGCCTACTAACAAGCTCGTGCCCCCTATGATTGAGGCTTACGGTGGTGCCACTTATGACACCCCGCTCAACAAAGGTGGGTTCAATCGGGAGGTTCTTCAGGCCTTCCCATTGGCCCTGAGCGTACCGAACAAAGAGGTCAGTAAGCTCTTCGAAACCCGCAATGAGACGCTCTTCGGAGCGGTCAGAGCTGGTTGCGAATCCATTAGTAACGACGTGACCCGTGAGGCACGTCTTACTGGTGGCTTCCGCACGAAGTGGAAGACAGGTATTCGCGAGACGCGGCGCGTTAAGGCCGTTGCTCTGCGAGTACCAGGCTACAAGTGCAGAGTGGTGACTAAGGCGCCTTGTAAGAAGGTCGCGATTCATCACGCTGCCCGCCGGATTATGCAAAGGGCTTGTGAAACTTGCCCTTACGTAACCGCTGGCTATAGCGAGGCATCACTGCCCGCTATACGGAATGGAGAGACGTTCCTGTCGAGTGACCTCAAAGAGGCTACCGACAGGGTCCCGCTTGACGTCTTGCGCGTGTGCGTAGACGCCATTAAGCAGGAACGTCCCGACTATCCGCAGTGGTTCTTTGAAATTCTCAAAGACCACTGTAGTGGG